CACGCTGATCTTGCCTTTGCCGCCCAGCATCAACAAAGCATGGGTGCCGATCCGCACCCGCACAGGCGCAAAACTGATCAAGCGCGCCGCGTCTAAAACTTGGGCGAATGCGGCGCGCTGGGAAGTTTCTGTCCAGCGCGATCACAAGCAAATCGCCGTGCCGTTCGAGGCCATCATCGAATTGCCGAAAATGCGCGGCGACGTCGATAATCGAATCAAGCAACTGCTCGACGCTTGCCAAGCCGGGGGCGCAATCACGAACGACAAGCTTTGCCAGCGGCTGGTGGTCGAGCGCGATGCCGACCGGGAAGGCAACGCATACTTGACGCTGCGGCCCATCAAATAAAATTGCCGCAGGCCTATTGCGCGCGTTGCGCCTCATGCTGTAAAAACATTTTTGCGCCCAGGTTGGGCGTCTTTAGGAAAGGAAAAAATATGGCAATCTCAATGGCGTCGCTACGCCGCAGTACAGAGGTGAAGGCTCCGCGCATCATGCTCCATGCGGTGCATGGCATCGGCAAAACTTCGCTGGGCGCGGGCATGCGCAAGCCAGTGATCCTTCAGACCGAGGACGGTCTCGGCATGATCGACATGCCCACTTTCGGGCTGCTCAAGAGTTATTCCGAGGTGATGGAAACCATCGCATCACTCTACAGCGAGGACCACGATTTCGAGACCTTGGTGCTCGATAGCCTTGATTGGCTGGAGCCGATGGTCTGGATTGAAACCTGCCGCCTGAACAACTGGAAGGACATCGAACAGCCCGGCTACGGCAAGGGCTACGCCGCCGCCCTGGACACTTGGCGCGGCATTCTGGATGGCTTGAACGCCCTCCGCGATGAGCGCAAAATGACCATTACCATGATTGCCCACACGGAGCCGAAGCGTTTTGAAAGCCCCGAGGTGGAAGCCTACGACCGCTACGCTCCCAAGCTCCAGAAGGCCGCGAGCGCGCTGGTGCAGGAGCACGTCGACTGCGTGTGGTTCATGAACTACCGCGTTTCGGTGGTGAAGGACGACAAGAAAGACCCGTCCAGCCGAGCGCGTGGTGTTGGGGGTGGACAGCGCGTGCTTTACACTACCGAGCGTCCGTCGCATCTCGCAAAAAACCGTTACCGGATGCCGGAAACCATCTCACTGCCGGATGATCCGGAACAGATGTGGCCGACCATCGCCCAACACATCCCCTATTTCGCAACCAGCAAGGAGTAAACGACAATGGCATTTCTCGGCGAAACCTTTGACGCGACCAGCGTCGAACCCGCACAGCCCCGCGACAATCTGCCCCCGGGCAATTACCCGGCCCAGGTGATCGAAAGCGTCATGAAGGAGACCGCCAAAGGCGGGACGATGCTCCAGTTGACGATGGAGGTCCTCGACGGCCCCTCCAAGGGACGCAGGATTTGGGACAACCTGAACATCAGGAATTCCAATCCGACCGCCCAGGAAATCGCCCTGCGCACCCTCTCCGCCATCTGCTTGGCCGTCGGCAAGCAGCACATCTCGGACAGCGAGGAGATTCACTTCATCCCGATGACCGTCACCGTGGCGGTGGAGGTGGACAACCGGGACAAGGACCTCCCGCCCGAGGAGCAGCGCAAGCGCAACACCGTGCGCGGCTACGCCGCCGCGACCGGCCCTGGCCCGGTTGCCAAGGCACCGTCTACCTTTACGTCCAGGCAGGCCCCCCGCCCGCCCGAAGCCAAGCCTGCCGCCGCTGGCGTGCCGCCCTGGCGGAAGTGATCAAAACGCCGGGGCGGAAACGTCCCGGCTTTTTTCTGGAACACACGGGGAGCCAACATGGCAGCACTACCACCGGCAGAAGACAAAACCGTCTCTGCAATTTATGAAAAATATGCAGCCGAGCAAGGCTCCGGCTATCGGGATCACCTGGGTGCCAGCGGTATTGGCAAAGAGTGCAGCCGCGCCATTTGGTATTCCTGGCGCTGGGCGACACGCGCCAATCATTCTGGCCGGATGATGCGCCTGTTTGAAACTGGCCATCAAGCCGAAAGCCGTTTTATCCACGACTTGCGCGGCGCGGGCGTCACGGTGATGGCGGTGGATCCGGAGACCGGAAAGCAATTTAACTTGCGCGATGCCTCTGGGCATTTTGGCGGGTCCATGGACGCTGTCGCAATCGGATTTCCCGAGGCACCTAAGGCGTGGCACGTCTGCGAGTTTAAGACGCACAGTGAAAAGTCTTTTACGTCGCTCAAGAAAGATGGCGTTGAGAAATCTAAGCCACAGCATTTTGCGCAAATGCAGATCTATATGCACTTTGCCGGAATTGAGCGCGCCTTTTATTTCGCGGTGAACAAAAACACGGACGAGCTATATCAGGAGCGCATCCACTACGATGCAGAATGCGCTCTGCGCATTGTGGCCAAGGCGGCGCGGATCGTCGCCAGCGTCGAACCGCCCGCGCGCATCAGCACCGACCCCGGACACTTTGAGTGTAAATTCTGCGATCACTTCGCCGTCTGCCATGGCGATGCCATACCCGAGCGTCATTGCCGGTCATGCCTGCACTCCGCCCCGGTGCCGGAAGGTAAATGGATGTGCGCGCGGCACATCGAAGTCATTCCATCTGACGCGCAGCGCGCCGGGTGTGTCGCGCATTTGTATATCCCGGCCCTGGTGCATGGCGAACAGATCGACGCGGACGAAGACTGGGTGCTCTACACCATGCCCAACGGTGAAGAGTGGCTGGATGGCGTGAGGGACGACAAGAAATGACCATCAGCCTCCGTCCCTACCAGCGCGCCAGCATCGACGCGCTTTACAATTATTTTGGCACCAGCAACGGCAACCCGTTGGTGGTGCTGCCGACCGGGACGGGCAAGAGCATCTGCCTTGCCGCGTTCATCCGCGAGGCAATTGAAGCCTATCCCGAGACGCGCATCTTGATGCTCACCCATGTGAAGGAGCTAATCCAGCAGAACTTCACGGCGCTGCTGCGGCTTTGGCCGGAAGCGCCTGCGGGCATTTACTCCGCCGGTCTCTCGCGCCGTGACATCAACGCGCAAATCCTGTTTGCTGGTATCCAGTCAATCCACAAACATGCATTCCGCGTGCAACGGTGCGATCTGGTGATCATCGACGAGGCGCATCTTCTGGGCCGCGCCGACGGCAGCATGTATCGGGCATTCCTGACGCAGCTTAATGAAATCAACGCCGGGCTGCTCAAGGTGATCGGCTTCACCGCCACGCCATACCGCCTGGACAGCGGCATGCTGCACGAAGGCAAGGACCGGGTTTTCACCGACATCGCTTATGAGGTGACGGTGCTGGATATGATTCAGCAAGGCTATCTCTGCCCAGTAGTGCCAAAGCAAACCGCCACCCAGCTTGACGTGACCGGTGTCGGAAAGCGGGGCGGGGAATTCATCGCTAAAGACCTTGAAGCCGCCGTCGACCGGGACGAGATCACCGCCTCCGCCGTCGAGGAAATTGTGGAATACGGCAAAGACCGTGGATCGTGGTTGGTGTTTTGCTCGGGCGTGGATCACGCCCTGCACGTCCGCGACGCCATCCGCGCGCATGGCATTTCCGCCGAGACGGTGACGGGCGAAACGCCCAGCGGGGAGCGCGCCAGCATCCTGACGAATTTCAAAGCCGGGCGGTTGCGGTGCATTACCAACGCCAATGTCCTGACCACCGGCTTCGATGCGCCCGGCACCGATCTGGTGGTGTTGCTCCGCCCCACCGCCAGCGTCGGATTGTACATCCAGATGGTCGGGCGCGGCACGCGGTTGGCGGAAGGAAAGCCAGATTGCTTGATTCTGGATTTCGCAGGTAACACCGCCCGCCATGGCCCCATCGACAAGGTAGACGGACGTCGCAACGAAAAATCCGACGTGCCGGGCGAAGCGCCCACCAGGGTTTGCCCGGAATGCCAGATTATTAATCACGCCGCCGCGCGGTATTGCACGTCCTGCAATTTTGAATTCCCGGCCCCGGTATCTAAAATCGCCGCCATAGCTGCGACCGACGCGCTTCTATCCACGCAGATCAAGCCGGAATGGATACCGGTCAAAGACGTGACCTACGCGCTACACTCTAAGCCGGGCAAGCCATCGTCGATGCGCGTCACCTACGTCTGCGGGCTGGTGATCCACAGCGAGTGGATTTGTTTCGATCATATCGGCTACCCGCGCCAGAAAGCTGAAAGCTGGTGGAAGCGCCGCAGCGATGCGCCGATCCCAGCGAACAGCCAAACCGCCACTGACGCTGCCAGCACGTTGCGCCAGCCGACCGAAATTCAAATCCGCCCCGTCGGTAAATATGTCGAGATTGTCGGCTTCAAATTTTGACGGGCGTGGCGCATGGTGGCTGACGAAAGGAACAGGAAAAAATGATTGACGCAAACGAGCACGAATTGGCCGCGATGATGCAGGCATCAGACCGGGCCGGGGAATTCATCGAAAGACTGGGCAAAACGGATATGGCGGTGTGGAGTCGCGAGCAGTGGGGCCAATTTATCGAGGTGATCTGCACCGGCTATGTCGATAAGCTGGTCGACCTGCGCGCGGGCATAACCACCGCCATGGACAAGGTCAGCATCGGATGAACCCCCCAATGTCACGCTTCAACGACTACCTCGCCTCTCGCAAAACCACGCCGACGCTGGTCGATGCCGCCATCGCCATGGGGGTACCGGTGTTCCCGTGCGACGCGCAGAAGCGCCCGCTCACCGCCCGGGGCTTCAAAGACGCCACCGCCAACCCCGACGAAATCC